TCAGAATCAACGACTATGGCCTTTTTCTGTCCGTGCCTTGAAAGGCTTGCCATGATCGCCGCGATACTTCTCTCGCTATGATGCCTCGCTTGTCGGGGGTCTTCCTTCAGACCCCCTATGGCCACGGATAGCGATCGGAGATCGGGTTCAATGTGATCAAGATTTTCCACCTATTCCCCGTCCTCATCGTCGTCGGGCTCACCCTGAAGCTGCGGCCTTGGACCGCCATCGAAGATCTCGCGGGCCTTGTCTGCGCGGGCATCCTCGTCACCCTGGATCAGTTCCATCTCATCGTCGGGGTTCTCGATCGAGAACATGCTGGCCAGCGACTGTACCGCTGTTCTGTGGGAAATGACCTGCTGCCCGCCCGTCGCATTCTTGGCGGTCTCAACAGCTTTCGCCTTGTCCTCAAGTGTCGGCGGGAAGTAGGGGGGCCATGCGAGCGTGACGTCGCTGCTTTGGCCAGGGTGCCGATCGACCTTCTGGGGGTTCTGGCCATCGTCATCGGTGACGGTCTTCATCGGGAGATCAACCCGCCCCCAGTATTCCGCTCCGTTCTCGTCCTGCTTGACCACGGAGAGGCGCCTGGAGACATCGAGCATATCGGCGAGGATCTTGGTGATCACGCAGCCGTATTGCTCTCGGATGACGTCGCACTTGGCCAACATGGACAGGAACCTCGTCTTCATCGCGACGGCTGACAGTGCCCCTCCGCCCGCCTTCTCGGGGTCCTGGATGACGACTGAGGCTTTGTCGAGTTGGTACTGTCTCAGGTCCTTGGCGAGTTTGAGAGCCGCCTCAACGGCGCTGCCCTTCAGCTCCAGGTACTCAGCGCCCTTCTCGCTGTAGAGCGAGGTGTAGCTCCCCTTGTGGGTGACCCCCGGATTGTTTCCCGGAAGGTCATGGACGACAAGGGTTGGATCGACGTTGAGAATCGTCCCCTTCGTAGTCGATGACAGAAGGATATCGATCTCGTCGAAGTCCTCCATCTGACCTTCGTAGTCGCTTATCCCGTCCTGCTCAGAGCTGTCGGGCAGGTTCTGCGCCCAATACACCGGGCAGATACCAGCATCGTGCCTGACGATCTTGTATGGGGTCTGAGTCCACCCGACCGTCTTAGCCGTGACCTCTGGGATCTCGTCCCATGTGATATCCCTCTGATCGTCCCAATATCTGGCGTAGTAGTAGGTCTTTTCGATCTGGCGACCGTCGTCACTCCAGACCCGTCGATTGTAACTGTAGACCTTGAGCACCTTGGCAGGCTTGCGCTCGGGCCAGTCGGCCCACTCGAGCACCTCGATGAAGGCTGGGCGATGGACCTCGATTCTCGGCTTGCCGTCAACGAAGCCCCAGGACAGCGCAACCGAACCAGTCGCCCCACCGATGGACCTGGCTTCGGCCATGATCACCGAGAGCTTCGATGCCTTGGCGAGCTCGCGCGCGAAGTCCTCGGCATCAGCGTCGCCCTCGACCTTGATCATCGGCATGTGGTCGCCGCCGAAGACCAGGGCCGTCAGCCGGTCGACGATGACCTTTGCGAGGTCCATGGTGGCGCTCGGAAGGCGATCCTTCATCGGGATGTAGCCGGTGGACTCGATCCTGCTCGTCCCTGGGATGCCGATGGAGCAGCCGTAGAAGTCCCACAGTTTGTGGGCGTGCTGGGAGCATCGGTAGTAACTCTCAAGCCTCAGCAGCAGTCTGGATCGCTCGCTTCTGACGAGGTGAACGAGGTTGATCCCGGCGACGGGGACCTCTGATGAGATTGGGTCTTTACCGGCGATGAGCTTGGTAAGGATTTTGGGCGCCATGCGTGCAGGATAGCACGGTGGAGATCAGCTCATGATCCGCCACGTGGCAGGGGTTCCGGTGACCGAGCAGCTGTAGTGCCGGTTGTCGTTGAGGTTGAAGACGATTTCTCCGAGGGTGCCGTCAGTGGCCGCCATCCCGGCGTCGGTGACCTGGCGACAGAAAAAGGCGCTGCCTGCGCCCATGGTGAGCGCCTCGGCTGCTCGACCGACCAGGGGTTGATACTGAGGGTGATCGTCTTCGCCGAGCCCAGAGAGGTCGGCGTGACTCACAGGAGACCCGGACGGCGAGATCTTCGAGCGTCGCCAGTCCACGTAATCGTCGCCGAGGTCGGTGGACCTCACGAGTGCCTTGACCGTGTTCCCGTAGCCGCTCCCCGTCTGAAATATGATTGTCCCGATCGGCAGAAATTCAGCGAATGGTAGTCCTGTGATGACGAGGTTATTGATCTCATCGTTGGCCCCGGTCCTAGCGGCTACGATGTTTCCATAATCGCCCTGACCCTGGACCACGACGATCGGGAATTCGAGATCGTTCGTCGCAAAGATGTGAGAAAGGCAATAGCGGTTGTTCGCCACCTCCGTCTGACCCCAGACCCCAGCCCCGCCGCCATCAGGGTCGTTCCAGGCGAGCCGAGCAGCTCCACCGAATCGCTTGCATGGGAATGCCGTCGCTGCGTCCCTATTCCAGTCTCCACCAGCCCCCGACTTGTGGAGGACAGGCGCTGTCAGGACAGGAGTCAGATCCTGCGGGGAGCCGTCGGCGATATTGATGTCGATGTCCTCGTCGTCGATCTCGCCGTTAGCACAGTCACACTGAGCGTGGGAGTCGAGAGCTCCACTCTGGTCAACGTCGAAGTTCCCGAGGGCAAGCCCCTCCTCGTAGAACGTCCCTCTGCTGAGATGGAGATCGAGGTGTGTCGCCCCGCTCATGATCGGTCCGTGCCGCTCCTCGGCGAAGTAGATATGGGCCGCGGCGCTGACGTCCCAATAGACGATGGAGGCGAGAGCATTCTCGGTGAGGAGAGTTCGCGAGAAAGTCATCGTCGTTTGGATATCGCCAGCACCATCGAAGTAGATGAAGTGAAGCCCCTCGGTGTTCGGTATCTGGATGCTCTGAGCCGCCTTCTCATGTTTGACCCCCATGACCCAGAACTCGAACGTGGCCCCGGTGGGGGTGATCGTGAAGGTCCGGGGGGTTCCGCCGCCATCGACGAACGAGAGCGTCGCATCTGTCCTACTCGGGAAGCCTGTCGGGTCGCTCAGAGCATCGGTGACCTGCTCGAGTCCAGAGCTCTGGTACCAGGCCCCTGCGGTGTAGGTCTTTACGACATCAAGCGTGGAATCATAGAAGAACATCCCATTGCGAGGCGCTCCGGTGCCGTCCCCGTTGGAATCCCACATCTTGAGCTGGATATCAGCTAGCGCTGCGGCCTCATTGGCGAATGAGCCGAGATCGTTGCGAAAACCTGGCATTGTTTACTCCGGTTTTGGGAACATCCGAGGAGAGATCGCGACGTTTTTCCAGATATCGCCCGAGCGGTAGACGAGGCGCCCTGCCGAGGGGTCATAGCAGACGGGCACGGTGCCATCAGGGACCATCAGCAGCGACCTCCAGGTCCTCGTCTTGCGAGTCCAGACCCTGACCTCGTCGGTGAGCTCTCGGTAATAGGCGAGCCCGTCGTTGAGCAGCCCGCGGTCATCGCAGAGACCAACCTCGACGGCGAACCTCATGGCCACTGGATCGCTCTGATGGCTCCCCAACCATAGGCTCGGGAGGTCTGGCGCTCGATGAGCCATGGCTAGGCGCTGACAGCCCAGCCGGTCGCGGTGCCGTCCTGGTTGACGTAGGTTGCGCCGCCGACCGTGTCAGTGAACTGATCACCGATCGCCCCAGGGGTGCCGGCCCCCGCATTCGGGTTGACCACGCCGGTCAGGTTGGCAGCCACGTCGGGGACCATGGACCGACGCCAGGTCTGACCGTCGGCCTCCCACATGAAGCCCTCGTTGATCTCAAGAAGCGCATGGCGCTCGCTGTCGGCCAGGGCTGCGAAGGCTCGCCCGAAGCCGAACCGTCGAGCTGCTGGGTCGGCGGCTGGGATTGCTGCCTCGGTGCCAGCAGTCAGCTCGTAGTCACTCTCGAGCGCGGTGGCGAATTCGACAACCTGGATCGCTCCGGCACCGGTTAGGGTAGCGAAGATTCGGTCAGTGTTCGCTGCGGTGGCCTGGGCCAGCTGGCGACAGATCACGAGCTGAACCGCCGTCGGAGCTGCGAAGAATGGATCGAGCTCTGCGGTAACAACACCTTCCCACAGGAGGGAATTGGCAGTCAGCGAGGTAACGATATTGTCCATGCACGCCGCGACCGTACCGCCGATCTGGATCTCGAAGGCGCCGGGGGCCCCAGCCACGAAGGTGTAGGTCTCTGGGGCGACGCCATCCTCGATGGTCAGGGTGTCGGTGGCAGTCGGGAGTCCCGTCACGCTCAGGAGGATCGCAGGCGAGATGCCACCAGCAGCTCCGTTGACGAGTTGATCCTGAACGAGGAGGGTCTCACGCCAGGTCCTGCCCGCGATGATCTGGGCGGTGACCCATGCCCGGTTGGCCACGACCTCCCAGGCGCCGTTCTGCCACACCTTGCGGACGTTGAGGGTCGTATCGTCATAGACGAAACCCTGCTGAATCGTGCCAGCGCCCGTTCCGGCGGTGTCCCACATCTGGGCTTGAACGAATGCCAAGCAGGCCGCGTCATCCGCGAAACTGCCCATGTAGTCGTGCTGTCTGGTCGGGTTGACAAATGCCATTCTGTAATCCTCCCCGCCCGCAGGCGGTCAAACCGCTAACCTGCGGTGCTATGCGCTCTTTGCCTCGATGTGGACCACGTCGGTCGCGACAAGGTCGGCTGCCCCGCCTGCCGCGAAGGTGATCAGGATATCGCCGCTATTGAGCGTGAACGTGTCGGCGAAGCCGCTCCTCAAAGCCCCGGCTGCCGTCATGACATGTGGGGTGAATCGAACGACAGCGAAGGGGAAGCGCAACCGGAGGATCACCCCACCTGCGACCATGTTCGCCTGCACGGTCACGCTCATGTTGGCGCTTCGCTGCCCCGCTGCCACCACGCCGCCGAGCTCGTTGATGTTGGTCGGCGTTGCTGGCTCGAGGACGTAGTTTGTCGTCGCCTCGGTACAGGCGATGTTCGCCGAGCCAGGGATCAGATTCCCCTGTGGACCGTCGGCATAGCTCAGGCGGAGCTGAGTCGCCGAGAGCTTCTCCCAGAAGAGGTTCTCCGTCCCGTTGGCCACTGCTGCGGCGAGCAGGTTATCGAGGGTGCCCTCGGCATTGACTCCCGAGATCGCGACGTTGATGTTTCCGCCGACCCCGGCGAACTCGTAGACGTCAGCTCCGATGGTGATCAGATCATTGGCGAGCGGCTGGCCCACCTGGGCGATTCCGAGGCAGGCGATCTCGCCTTCGCTTCCGAGGGCGGTCCAAGCGCCATTCTCCCAGGTCTTCTCTTGGTTCGTGGTCGAGTCGTAGTACCGCATCCCGTTGCGCGGGGTGCCGGTTCCGTCGCCGTTCGAGTCCCACATTTTCGCTTGGATATCAGCGAGGGCCAGAGCGTCCGTCGCGAAGATTCCGATATTTTCTCCCCATTGTGCCATTGGCTGCCTCCTAGAGAACGGACCAGACGGTCCCGCTGGGGTTTGAGTCGCAGGCGTACCAGATGCCGGCGGCAGTGTCGTGGTACTTCTGCCCGAAGAGGCCGGTCACGACCCCATTGGGATTGACAATGCCTGTCAGCGACCCGCCAGAGCCCACACCATCGGCGAGGAGCATCTCGGCCAAGCCCTGGTCGCGGTCCTTTGAGCCGAATTGCTCGTTGAAGCGCGCGATCGTGGCGTCCATCGTGGCAGCCACGTAGGGAAGCACGGCGAGACCAGAGGCCTCGAGTGCTGTCACTGGCACCTGAGTGTCATCGATCACCTCACCGGCGATGTGTCGGTGTGTCTTGCTGCCAGAGGTCACTGGCCCGATGCCGGTGAACTTCTGGAGTACGAGCCATTGAGCCATGGGGGTTACCTCCTGATGTATCTATGCCGGGAGCCCCCCGGCGTTCGTGATGAGAGTAGCACGGATCAGCCTGTGGCTTTAATGCTGACGTTCCTGGTGCCCGTCAGTGCATCGGCCGTCCGCCGCAGGTAGAAGCGGCCTCCCCCTGCGAAGGCATCAGCAGCAACGCTCCGACGACTCTGAACGAGGTCACCGCCAGCGAGGCCCGCTGAGATAAAGCAGCGATACCATCGGTCACCTGCAGCGGGCTTCCAGCCTTCGATGTGGTCGAGGCTGTTGAGCACCCAGATCTCAAAATCGAGCGTCTCGGCGACGGGAGCATCGAGGCCGACGATCAGCCTGCTCGACCGATCAGAGGACAGCGGATCGCGATCCTGCAATGTGAAAGTCTGCGCCTCGGTGATACCCAGCGGAGTCGTTCTGGGGTTGGCCATCGCAGCGCCTGCTGTGATCTGTAGTGTCGCGTTGAACTGCATGCTCGGAGAATAGCACAGGGACCTCAGCGATATCCGTGGTTGGATTCCTGCTCGCGCGGCTTGGCGAGACCCCTGGCCCCCTTCAGGGCGATCCACGATGCCATGAGTCGGTCCCCGGTGTGGGCCGCAGGGTCAAAATCGTAGCACTCGCGAATCCACTCATCGACCTCTGGAGGGACCTCTTTCCCGGTGGGTCCAGACGGAGCAACCCAGAGCCCCCCGCGCATCTCGACGGCGAGCGACTCGACCCCGTATTCCTCGCTCCATTTGTCGGTCCCCGTGTTGACTGCGACGGCCGAGACCCCGACCCCGGCGGCAAAATCCCTCATCCACCTCTGAACAGCGTTCCCCTCGACGAGCAGCAGCGAATTGAACATGCGACAGACCACCTCGCACTGATCGAGGATCTCAGGGCCTGTCCAGTGACCTGAACGCACATCGACCACGATCCTCCTCCCCATGTGATCGAGGGCAATCGTAAACAGGCAGGAGACAGCGTCGGCGTCCTTCTCGCCGGCGGCAGGGTCGAGCCCCGTGAAGCAGCGGAGTAGCTCCCCGTGCCGCCCAACCGGAATTTGCTTGAGAAGAATTCGCCCCTTCCCGAGCCGGAGCATGTGCTGGAGCCATGACCACTTGAAGCGTCGCTGTGAAGCATCGAGCACCTTGCACAGGTACTTTCGAGCGAAGGCGTGGGGCGTCATAATGTCGCGGCGAGCAAAAAGCCTCTTGAGCGGCCACATCCTCGGCCACGTCGGCACCCAGCGGTTCGGCGGGTCGTTCGGATTCAGGACCGCCGGGGTCTCCATGAAAGCCCATCCAGGGAGCTTTCGAAGGCGGCCCATGAGATCGTCCGAGTCCCAAGGGTTCCCGGTGAGGAAAATCCGCCCCCAGATATCAGCCTCAGCGTCGTCATAGATACGGGTGAGGATCGTCTCCTCGAACCACGTGGACAGGCGGTCGCGGGCTATCTTTGTCCTGGTGTTCTCGATGTTGAGGATGTCATCGACAAGCACGAGATCGAGTCGCGAGCCGAGGATGTCACCAGCGCCCACGCCCCTGCACTGGATCGATGCTTCCTTCGCCGAGGTCCCCGCCCCTTCGACGATCATATCCTTGCCCGTCCAGGAGTCCTTTGGATCGCTCGATCGCCTGAGATCGGGAAAGACCTCATGAACTCGCGGGTTTTTCTCGATGTGCCGCCGAATCGGTCTCCCGAGCTTTTTTACTGCGTCATCGACCTGCCCGATGACGGCGATCCTGAGCGTGGGATCATGCCCGAGTTCCCAGATAGCCCGCCCAATAGTGATGCTCTGCGTCTTCCCATGCTCCACCGATGCGCTGATAATCCCCCAGTTGTTGTCGCTGAAAAACTGATGCCAGTCTCTGTGAAACTGCTCGTTCTTGACAGGCTTTTTCGTCTTCTCGTGGGGGATCGCGTACTCGATGAAGTAGGCCGGATCCTGCCGAGCTCTCAGAATCTGCCTCTGCTTCAGGATCTTGACGAGACGGAGCTTATCTTTCCTCGGGAGCCTCAGCGCTCGCTCGATCATCTCTGGTGAGGACAGGTTCATCGCCACACCCTACGCCGTGGTCTCGATCTCCTCAGATTCCCTGATCGCCGACTCAGACCGCTCCAGCAGCTCCAGCATCAGCTCGTCGAGCTGCTCTGCGTTGTGCTCCTCCATCTCGTCATCCACTGTCCCCCTGAGGTCACTCTTCGCGTCCAGCCCCTCGACTTTGATCCTGAGCGCCTTGGCATTCTGGAGGTCTCGCCAGGTCGGCACAACCTTGTGCTTGAGTAGCAGCCCAAGGATAACGCGCTCCATCTTGTAAGCCGCCGAGATCTCATGCGATCTTCTGACTGCCCGATCCTCGTCACGCTCTGCTGCTCGACGTTCCCGCACAATTTTGCAGTAGCCGTCGATCGTTCGGTCTGCGATGCCAGGACGCCCAGCCTTGGCCAGGGCATCGCGGATCTCAGCCCTGGAACTCGTGCCCTCGACGATGCACTGCTCGACGATTCCGAGCCGCTCGAATCGCTCGGCTTCCGTGGGGCGCTTCCCCCCTGGCTTCGCATCCTCAGAAATGACGACATCATTTGCAGCATTTTCCATAATCGCGCTTCATCTCGCAGCGTCGCTATCGATCTTCGCTGCGTATCGCAGGATAGCACGCACGATAGAGTGGCTGCCTTGACCCTGTTCCTCCCCATGTGTACAGTGTGGGCATACCAAGAGGAGACCCATGAGAAACCAAGCAAAGAAAATCAACCAACGTCGTCGCGGCCCATCAGTCCCGTGGCAGGTCACCATGGGGCGCACAGAAAGCCCAAGGGACATCATCGCCAAGCGAAAGGCAAAGGCGGCATTCGAGGAGAGGAAGGAACTAGAGAAAAAGGGCCACATCCTGGTCAATCCGAAAGCGTAGGAGGAGACCATGCCCGAGTTGAAGATCTTTAGAGACCTACCTGAACTCAACGATCGCGACACACACACGGTGATCACATATGCCGTCGGAGAAGTCATCGCATCGGTAGCAGAGGGCAAATTCGATGCAGTCGAAGTCCCACGAGACCTCTGGTGGAGAGCTGCTCTGAAAATGGGCCTCAGAATGAGAGGCATCACCATAGTGGAGCCCGAGGATCAGCCAGGTGAAGCCACCAGCGACCTCTCAGAAACAATCCTCAACCACTACAAGCCGAAGGGCGATGAGCTGGAAGGCACCCCTGAGACCGGAGATTCAACTCTCGATGAGGCTGTCCTGGCCGAGGCGCTCGGAGAGTCCGAAGAGGATGATACGCCCATCATCGACCACCTCCGAGAGTCGATCGAGGCCGTTGTCGATCATGCGAACGAACTAGATGCCTTCATCGAATATGAAATCCTGAGCAGGAATGACGCCGAACGACTCCACTACCTCATCCGATCCCGTTCCCTTCTATGGGACCGCTGTCGGCAGCTCCTGCATGACATGACCAACGACAAGATCGCAGGATGGGCTAATCGGCTCGATGAGGCGCATCGCAACGGCATCACAGGTGATCTCGAGGTCATCGCCGAGATGAGAGAGGCAGCCAAATGAACCCTCCATCCGACTTCATCAAGCGCCTATCCGAGGCATCGACCTCGCGGGGTGTGACCATCATCGGCCACCCCGGAGATCTCTGTGAGCGGCTGACAGTCAGCATGATGCGCGAGATCTCATACACCATCGGCGCGCCCATCCCTGAGCCATCGCCAGAGGAGACCATCGAGGTCGAATGGGCCAGGTTTGCAACGGCTATCACCGTATCAGGCCCCTTTGCCACTGAGGCCATGGAGCACGGCGAGCAGCAATTCGCCGCAGGCCTCGCCCTGATGATCGATGAGACCTACAAGGGCGACGTCTACGTCGGTGGGTTCAAGCCATGGGAGGCACGCCAAGCAGAATCGCACAGAGAGACCTCCTACGTCTGCTCCGTCGCAATTGCCGCCGAGGAGATCGAGGAGACAGTCATCTCGTCCGCGTCCTACACCATGGCCAGACCTGGCCTTTTCGACCGTGCCCTCAACTGGATCCGTAGGTTGATCCGTCGCCCTGAGCGATGGGGCCAGAACGCGATCATGATAAGGAGTGCAGACGATGCCTGACAGCGACCTCCTCGATCTCATCAACAAACACATGACGGGCAAGCACCGCCGCCACGCCTTCGAGATGGTCGAGCAGATCCAGGCTCATACAAAATATCTGGAGGACAGGCACAAGGCCATGGTTCGGCAGGAGTCACACACCCAGAATCGGTGGGCTGAGTTCTGGTTCTCATTCCGAGACAACGAAAAGAAGATCGAGGAGTTGGAGGCCTAAGCCGAGCCTGTGACCTGCAACGCCGACTTCGAGACTTACGATCCACCGGCCAAGGAGTTGCCCCAAATGAAGCGATTCCCGATCCAGCACGGCCTGACTATCTCATGGGAAGCTGCGGAGCGTGCCTATCTCTACTATTGCAAATCATGCGGAGGTAGCCAATCCCTCGAGAGGCTCGCCGAGCGCGGTGGTTTCGGCCTGTTCGAATACGCTCTCTTCTGGCACAGGTGGGATGGCTCTTCAGCATATCCGAAGGCTGAGACCCGCGAGGTCGCTGAGGCGCTCGCAGCAGGCGACGTGCGATCCACCACATCATCCTGATCAACCGTCAAGGATTCCTTGACAGCTCAAATCATCCCTTGACCCCGCGTCCCCGATCTGCCAATTTTGAGGTGCTGGAGCTCCAAGCCCCGGGCGCTGAGAAAGCCCCGGGGTTTTCCTTTGGGCCTTGACCTTTTTGAAAAGTAGGCCAATTATTAGTCATCGCCTCCCTGGAGCTTCAGCAACCCCAGGACAGGCAAAACGACCGAACGCCCCGCGAGGGGAGAGGTGTATTATGACCAAGCTGTCTGACGTCCTGAACGGCGAGCCCATCTCAAAACACAAGCCCAATCCAGTCTCTGTGGAGCCCTGTCAGGACTGCCAGGAACTCCAGACCAGAATCAAAGAACTCGAAGCCAGGGTCAACCCAAGGCAAGCCCATCCAGCAGTTCTCAAGGCAGCGATGGACCACCTTCGACCAATGCTCGTTGACGATGGCCTTGTCGACGAGGATGAACTCGAGGACGAAGTAAGAGCCCTTCTGTCGGTGGCCAACGCCGCGTCCGAGGTGCTTGATGTCTAACGAAGACAGACTAGAAACCTGCGAGCACTGCGGAAAACAAGTCCAAGCACTCATCGTGTCAAACTACATCCAGGGATGGGAGGCTGACTATGATCTCGTCGAGCAACTCGGAAGCGACTACGGCCACCTGAAAGAAGACCTGATATTCACTGATGATAATGTCGTGGTGTGTACCCACGTATGCCCGTCCTGCACGAATCTTATGGGCGAGCCCTGGATCGATGACCCTCGCCCGAGCGACTGCGTCAACTGTGCGTCACGGGACGAGGAGATCGAGCAGCTCAAGTCGATCCTTCGCCGATGGATCGAATGGTCGTATGCACCAAGCCAGATGGACGTTTCCCGGCTACAAGAGGACACCGAGTCAGAAATCGGTGAAGACGGAGGCTCTTGATGTCCGAGACCACCCCAGAAACAACAGAACCGTCCGAAGCGAGCCTCGTCAAGAGGTTGGAATTTGTCGCTGATGCTGACGACTGGAAAAACCGACGTCGAGGGATAACCCTGACGTTCATATCAACTGCTGCGAAAGACGCAATCGCCGAGATCGAGCGGCTCAAGGCCACCATCGCAGCCAGAGACAATCGGATCGATGAGCTCGAGGCCGGGATCACCAGGTGGCACGAAAACACGCAGCCAACAATCGATTTTGACCAGCCTGAGCCAGGGACCGTTGCAGCAGAGGATCTCCACCTTTGGAAGTTGGTTAGCGATGCCTGACCCCACCGACCTCGACACCGCCATCACCCCACCGAGGGTCATCGACGCGACCAGACGATTCAAAGAGGTCCGCCGCACCAACTGTCGGCACGGTGGCCAGATTCTCTATGACCCAACGATGAGGACAATCGAATGCGAAGCATGTGGAGCCGTGCTTGACGCCTTCGACTGGATCGTCCACCTCGCCAGGGAAGAGTCGAGAATCCTGGCGAACTACAGGTCGGCTCGTGCCGAATGGCATCGCCTCGAGAAGGCCAACGAGGAGCTCTCTCGTCGCGAGCGCAACGCGAAGGCCAGGGTGAGGAACTGGGAGCGCAAAGCCGATTTGACGGAGCACGGTCTCCCAAAGATTGGTCTCGCCACCAAAAAGGCAGCCGGCAAGTGACCCCATCCGTACAGAAATCCGAGAATCCTGTTGACCTCGGTGGGCTGAGATGCCACTTTTGAACCTGTCGAGACTTCGAGACCCAGCGGACTTGCTCCCTGGGTCTTTTCTCTTTCAGCCTTGCAATTTTCTCAAAGTCGGCCAATGATTGGTCATCGCCTTTCTGAAGTCTCGACAGCTCCAGACAGGCAAAACCCGAGCCCCCGCAAAGCGGGAGAGGTTTATTTTATGCCTGATGAAAATAGCAATACCGAACGACACACAAGGTGGCGAAGGGTCAGGAAGCCAAACCTTCAAGACGTTCCGCCGCGCGATCATCCAAGCCACTACCAGAAGCTCCAAAGTCGAGAATTTCAGATCCGGTCTTACACTCAGAGCCTTCTCCATGTGACTAGGACAGAGCTGCTAGACCTCGCCGAGGCGCTTGAGAATGCCGGTGGAAGCGGTGAGATATGCCCCGACTGCGACGACGGGATAGTCAGAAAATTCCACAATGGGACTCTTTATCACTTTAGATGCTCTCGCTGTTCTGTCCCCTCTGGCGAACTTCTGGAGTGCGACGAGTGCGGCGGGACAGGTCAAACCATGACCTGTGAACAGATGGATTTCCAGAGAGAGATCCCGTGCCCTAACTGCCATGGACGCGGCAAGGTGCGCGCCCAAGTTGCCCTCTGCGTGGTCTATGACGAGGCCAGCTCCCTTTGACCAGCTCGTTCCCATATTCGTTCCGGTCCTCTTTTATCGCTGGGTCCGCCCGGCTGTTCTCAAGCGCAAACACGTACATCAGCCGCGTCCACCCCAGGGGCTGCTCTGGGGCTTGGGCGCCGTCTGTAGCTCTGTCGGTCAAGGCAATGGGCTCCGGTCCACCTTCCGTCACGGTACCTAGGGGACAGCTCTCCTAGGGCGAAGGGGCGGGTTTGACCGTCCTGGGCAGTTTGCGGCGACCCGTCTGAAGTGACGTTTATGGGTATTTTTGTTGAGGAGGGGTTTTTGGAAAGCATAGTGAGAGCCCGATCAACTCAATTCCTGAGATTTGATCAAAATCCTGATCTGAATCCAGTCAGACCTGACCCAGGGGGTCAGACGAAACCGCCTAGGTTTCGCTCCAACGGTTCGGGCTCGATGGCGACTCAGGGTCTGCCCGAGGCCGACGGCTGCAAAGCCTCAAGAGGAACGAGCTACACCGATCACCTTGCGGGGCAAGCCCGAATGATGCTCAGGCCCCACCAGCCATGGAATGGACATCGAGAGGTCATCGCTCTGAGCGGTCCTGTCGGACCGTCCGACCCGCTGGGTCGGGTGCTCGTGTTCGACGACAGATCTATTCGAAATAGGGCAGGAGGACAGCATGGATGAAAAAACTGCCGATCCAGACCTTGAGCTCCAGATGATCAATGACCGAATCAGAGAGCGCCTTCTCCCAATGGCAAGCTGTCGATGTCGCTACTGCCGATCCGGTGGTCTGGGGTTCAACCTCGGTGGGGTGACATACACAACGAACACGGCCGAACAGGACAGCATTGAGGGAAAACTCGCGAGAGATGAAAGCCTCTCGTCAAAGCTGTATTCGGCCTCGACAAAAGGAGACCACCATGAGTGAAGCAGGGACGATCATAAAGGAAATGGCCTGCGAAATCATCGACACAGCCATCGACCAGATATCGAAAGCAAGCATGGAGCCAGACGGGGAACTCATCGTCGAGGCGATCTTGCGGCCAAAAGGGAGGATAGTTTTCCGCCGCCTGCTCAACGACCCCTTCGAGCTGCCCCGCTACCAGACCACCAGCGCCTCTCTGACCGCGCCGGTTGATATGGGCCGCGACGTGACTGGCCATCGCCCAAGGTGCCCTCACCCCGTCGAGCCCTCGATCGACGGCTGCGAGCTCATCGCGACCAACGTGACCAGCGAGCTCGAGCCACGGATCATCTGGACCTGGAAGACGCCGGACAAATTGGCCAGCGGAGCTTGACACTGTTCTAGGGGTTGTGTACTGTTCATGTATCGCCGCGAGCGACGAGGAGGAGCCGATGAACCCACGCGAGCTTATTCGAAAGCTGAAGGCCGTCACAAGGAAAGACACCGTC